TTAGACTAGCTACCCCACGTTGGCGGCGTAAAACCGGTTATTTCTACAACCGAGTTCGGGAACCGCGAAACGAACGCGATGTACGAGGACACCTGCAGCAGCACACTCATCTGTGCGGCCAGCGGCTCCCGGTACGCCTCAGCGCGGACACCCGACTCGAACAGCACCAGGTCGGACGAACGGACCACATAGATCGCGTCCTCGTTCGAACCACCCAGCGTGTTCAGCGTGGTCGAAATCGACGGGTCGGTGATCACGGGCAGCCCGTGCATCTGACCGACCACGGCCTCCGGTGCCACATTGTCGAACAGACCGGCAACGTTCATCGGCCTACCAGCCTCACCGAGGAACAGCGGGCGGTCAGTCGAATCCAGCAGCGACAGGAACCAGCCCCAGCGGCGCGGGTGCATCAGGATCGCATCCGGTGCGGCGAAACGTGACGTCCACACCGACTGGATCGCATTCGCGACAGACGCATACACGTACTGGATCGTCAAACCGCCGGTAGCGACAGTCTGGATGCCGGAAATGTTGTTCACACCCTGCACCTGACCGCTGTTGCCGGAACCGGTCCACAGCGCGGAATCCAGGAACTGGGCGTGCGCGGCGACCAGGTCACGGAACACGATCTGGTCGATCGCCAAACCAGCCTGATCCAGCAACTGGCGCGACAAGGTCTGGTTTCCACCGATGGTGCAAACATTCCCAGTCACGTAGCTGTCGACCAGGTCGGTTTCGCCGAGCGCAGTGTTTTGGCTGGTCTGCCATCCGACTGCGGTACCCGAAGTGATCTTCGGGACGTTGACCTGCATGGTGCCAGCCGGGACAGCCTCGTTGACGACAAGGTCGGCGAACGGCCGCCCGGGACGCGCGAACGCAATGTACTGATCCAGCAGGTACGCCGGGGGCACGAAGCTACCACCATCGTCGAGGGTGGTGTTCAGGCCGGTACGAACCTCGGTGTATTCGGGCAGGGTGCGAACATCCTGCTCGTGGCGGCGCAGCCGCTCCGAGGCGTGGCCGGCGAGGTCGCGGTTGAGTGCGACGTCAGCCAAGTCTTTGAAAAACGAATTCTGTCCACCCTTGACGTAGGTGGCGGACTCGTTGATCGATTCCAGCTTGCCTTTCGCGCGGTCGGCGATCGCGGCGCCGGCACGCAGCTCTGTCTTGCGCTGGTTTTCTTCGTCGAGGTCGGCGATCAGAACATCTTTCGCCTTGATCTCGGCGTCGAGACCCTTGATCTTGGTGACGAACTCGCGGAATTCGCGGTCCTCGTCGTCACTGAGGACGTCGCGGCCGGCGGCGCGGGCGACGTCGACGATGGCGTCGCGCTTCGACTTGACGACATCAACCTCTTTGGCGAGGTCGTTGCGGGTTTTGATCAGTCGCGAAAGATACGACTGATCCTGTTGATCCTGTTCCATCGGGAACCCTTTCATTGTTGTTGGCGCCCGATATGGAAAAACCTGACAGTGGGCGCATTCGATTGAATTGCGCTTCCAGTGCCAGGTCGCTAAGCGTTTCGTGTGCGGCAAGTGCCATGCGCGCGCAGAAACTACCTATTGGGCAGTATGAGTTAAAAGAAAGTTAATGTCAATTAGTAGTGAATGTCAGGATGCGCGTCGGATCGCATCCGCAGCCTCAACCGTCAACGGCTCAGGAGAATCCTCCGGACGACGCATCCGCATCGCATCAACCACCCGCAAATTCCCTACACTGGTCACCGCTTGCACAGCCTCAACCACAGACATGTTGCTGCTGTCGCTGCGCGAATCATCGTAGGGAGCATCGCTCGGCGCAGTCTCACCGCCGGCCGGCGAGCAGCCAACCGAATCAGCCACCAGATCGTGAACAGCCGCAGCGAGCGAATCACGGCCCTGATATTCGCTGTCGAGGACATCGTCCTCGAAACCGCCGGGGCCGCCGTCGACGGTCGGGGAAAGCGCCCGCTTGACGATATCGATGACGTCCCCGACCCGCGGAACGATATCCACGTAGACGGTGCCGACAGATTCAGGTGCGCCACTAACCGTGATGCACTCAACCTCGCCATCAAGGGAATTCTTTTCATCCGAGATTTCGATACCGAACTTTTTGGCCGCAGCCTCGATACGGCCCTTCACCTCAGCCAACTCCGAATCCGAATACTCTTTCTCGTTTTTCGGCATGTTGATGTACGACCAAGCGGCCTTCACATGCTCTTTGGTGTCGATCGGATACTTACCGTTTTTCGGGTCGGCGTAGGCGACATCCCCGTACGGTTTCTTATCGTCACGCGTTTCCTGCAGCGCGGCCATCGCGGCATCAACCTGGTCGCTCATCGTCCGCAACTCCGCGAGCTCGTCGGCGCTGAACTCGCCGCGCGCCAACATGCGTACAGCGTTGCGCGCAGAAACGCTGGTGTGCGGGTTCGCGCCGAACCCGACCACGCTCACATCACCCTTATGCAGCGAAACCTCATCCAGCGATCGGACAGTGTCGCCGTCCGACCAAGTGTTTGCTTTCACCCGGAACGCGAAACTCATTTCGTCGGCGTCGCCGCGCTCGAGTGTGAGAATCAGGTCGTTGGCGCGGCTGTTGCGGCGATCAACCTCGGCCTCGGTGAGCAGACCGGTGCTATCGGTGGACAGACGTAGCGTGTTGGATTTGGTGCTCGCCAACGGCAGGCCGCCGTCCTGCGCATGATTGATGAGAAGATGCACGTGCGGGGTTTGTTCCAGCGTTTTCTTGAACGCGCTGCGGGAGACAATCTCGGTCCACCCATCCGGGCTGGATGGTCCGCCGTAGACGTCGTAGCCGCGGTCGAAGACGCTGGCGTAGCCGGTGATTTTGGCGATGTTGTTGCCGGCGGAACGCACCTCGAATTCTTGTGCTATCGCCCGGCGTTCAGGCACATCAATGAGATCAGCTCTGAGATCAGGATTACTGATCATCGTTACCTCCTAGAAAGGTCACCGTTTCGCCGGTGTGGGCGTCGTAATACTGAGGTCTTCCGCCATCGAGACGGCACATAAACTCCGAGAGGCTGCGCCCGGTACCGCCAGGCGCCGGCTCCTGCCCTGTCGGCGCGGCAGCGGGTGCGGCTGGGGCTTCACCCTCGACTGTGCCGCCCTCAACAACTTTCGGCATAGGGGTCACACTCGGATCGAAACCAAGCGGAGCGTAATTCATCGGCTGCAGATAGCCGTCACCGTTCGGGATCGGACCCATATCGAACTTGGCGCGGCCCTCATTCGCAGACAGCAAACTCGCCTGACGCGCCAGGTTGATCGCTTCCACCTGCGTTTTGAAGTCGCCGCGCAACAACGCGGACGGGTCGAACCGCACAAACTGGCCGCGCGGCAGAAAATCGGAGATCGCATTCTCAATGCACGTCGTCCAACCCATCAACGTGTACGTGTGGAAACCAAGATTCATCGACTCGATACCGGTACCCCACGACGTCGCCTTCTCCTGATCACCGATCAGATGCGGCGGCACACCGTAAAGGCGCGCGATATCGGAGATTTGGTATTGGCGTGTCTGCAGAAACTGGGATTCGTCGGGGCTGATACTGATCGGTTTCCAGTCGAACCCACCGGACAGGACTGCCGGGTAGTGGCGGCCGCCGTGACTGGCCATCCACTGCGCCTGCACCTCTTCTACCTCTTCGGGAGGCAGCGACTGATCGGTTTTCAGGATCGATGACGGGTTGGCGGAGTCGCGGAAGTAGCGGTGACCGTACTCTTCCGCCGCCAAAGTGATACCGATAGCGCGGGCGGCCTGGCGGATCGGCGACAACCCGTAAGGTTCGCCGGCCAGCGTAAACCTGCGGATGTGGATGATGTCTTCGCGCGGGACACGCTCACCCACCACCCGGTAGATCGGGTCATACCATTCCAGCACGTTGGTGCGGCGCTCGAGGAAAACGAAATCCGGGTGGATCGGCATCAAACCGGTCGGCATCCCGGTGTTGTCGCGGCCGGTCACCAGATGGTACGAGTTGCCGCGCAACGCCAAAGTGTTGACGACCATCCATTTCCAGTCGAACAGCGGCATGTCGACGCACGGTTTACGGATCACCGCCGGCGTCGTCGGGATGCGCTTCGCGATGTTGTTGCTGTCGAGCCGGCACACATACCACGGCATGCTGGCGATCACATCGGACAGCAGCCGCACGCAGGCGAACAACGCCATGCTCTGCATCGCCTGCAGTTCACCCACAGTGTCCGGATACAAGCCGCCCAAGCTGGGAACCACAAACGACGATCGGCTCAGCTCACGTTTCTCAGATGCGGCGGAACGCTGCTGCGGGAGCAGTTTGGCGAGTAAACTCACCGGGTTTCAGGCTTTCCCTGCACCCCAAGGCCCGACACGGATGTGACACCGGCGGCGACACTGACAGCCAAAACACCGACACCGAACACAATTAGACCCGCACCAGGCGAATACCAGCCGGCCCCGGCCGAAATCGACGAAATACCAGCCAATTCGCCGAAAGTAGACAAAATCTGGCGCCAATCACGCTTTTCCGGGTTGTTTTCGGCCCTATTTTTGGTTGCCGGAAACGGCACCCGCATCGACGGCCAATTCAGCCGACTCTTCTTGGTGGCGGGCGGCGGCAACTCAACACCATCCTCAACGGGATACAGCCGGCCACCCGAGCCGATCTTGTTGCTGCTCATTTAGCCCATTCCTTGATCTTGTCTGGATCCCACCCATGAATCCGCGGCGTGGGCGGCAAATGCGCCAACCCCCACACCGCACCCAACCCCGCCAACAGCGGGGCCACATCGGTAGGCGACTTGTTGTGATCTAAAACCCAACCCCCGCCAGGCATGTTGCGCTCCACCGCGGAGGTGGCAGCATTATCCATGCCGGCGTGCGGCAGATGCGCGATCCTCGAATCCCGCAACCGGTCAAACATTTGACCGTGCGCAGCCGGGATCTCATTGCCTTTCCACTCAAGAATCGGCAACCTGGCGTCCTGCAATTCTTTCAACAAAGCCTGCACCGGGGATGCTGCACCGGTGCGAACCACGATCGTCGCGAACGTTTTCCGCTCATCCAACAGGTACTGCTTCACCCAGTCGGTGCCCGGCCGGTCCTCCTGCATACCCAAAACCGCAAGGCCGTCCTTTGTTAGACCGGCACGCGCAATATACGTGTGCTCACGGCGGGTCGACACCTCGACACACACCACAATCTTCGACTTCGCTGCCGGCGCCGGCCACTCACCTTCCGGCTTACTCACATCGATCAGGGTTGAACCCCACGAACCTTCCGGGAAAGGTCCGCCCACACCCATTGTCGTTTCGCGGCAACAAATTTCAGCCTCAACCACATGCGCTGGCGACAACCGCACCCCAGAAATCAACGTCCGATAAGTGATCGTGTTTTCGACGATGCTGGTGTGATTACAGGCCGGATTAGCCTGCATCAGGCCTTCCGGATGATTCCGCGGGAGGCCGGGTGCCATCGACCACTCGTAGAAGCCGATATCGAATTCGGCTTCCGGCATGTCCTCAAACTCGGGGAGGGCGGCGATCTCACCCAAAATGACGCCTTGGGTGTCCTGGTCGTCGTCAGGCCAGCCGAGCTCTTGATGAGCCAACGCCCGCAAATACCGCAACACCACACCGGTCGCGTCGGGCGCGTTCGAGAAACACCAGCACTGCGCTTTCGGTCGGGCGTTCATCGTGTTGGTGATGGCAGCCCAATCGTCCCACGTTTTGTGGGTGCGGAGCTCGTCCAGCAGGATCAGGTCAGCGGATGCGCCACGACCATCCGCAGTGGTTTGATATTGGGCGGTGCGTTCAACGTCGCGGCCGTCATCGTCTTGTTCTTGATGCACGATCGTGAACGTTTGTGGATGACCCATGTAGACGCCGTCGTCGGGGATCAACTCGCCCAGCTCGGCATCGTTTTGGGCCAACATGACTGCTTTGCCCCACGCTTTGCCGGCGTTGTCCAAGTCCTGCGCTGTACCGATCACCAAGGGGGAGCGTAAAACGTACATGTGGAACAACGCCAAAATGATCTGGATAGTCGTTTTTCCGTTTTGCCTAGCAATTTCGACCACTACGGTTCTAAAACGGTAGGTGCCGTCCGGATTCAACTCTAAAGCGTGAATCAGCAACCATTTCTGCCACGGAAACAGCTTCATGTGTAGGCAGGTTTCGGCGAATTCGATCACCGCGAACCCCAGCGAAGTTTTCCGGGTCAACTCCCGCTTCTCCGGGGTGTAAACCCGCGGCTCCGTACAGCCCAGCAGTTCGGTAGCCAACGGCTCAGGCCTTGTCGGCTGCTTTCACGTTCCCTGTCCGCACCGCAACCACCTGCTCGGGCATCACCCGCGGGGATGCAACACCGAAATCCCATTCCGGATCAGTATGTATCCGGCACAACACGAAGCCGCTACTGGATTCGGTTTTCAACACTTCCCCGGGAAACTCTCCGCCATCCAATTCAACCAAAACATCGTCGCCACGCTCAAACAACAATCCGCTCCTCATTGAATCAGTCCCCGGATGAAACGTTCAGCCTCAAAATCCGACGAGGACGCCACATGCACCCCGCCATGCCCGCGATGATGAAACTCGCACAACCATTCAAGATTATCCGCCGACTCAACCCACGCGCCCACCTCGTCAGGATTCGACACCCCAGGATAATGCGCTTCAAGAACGGCCAGATCCACCGCATTCTGTAGAGCGAACTCTATGTGGGCGTGATGACATTCGAGACCACCGCTGCATTCCGTAAAGTCGTTCCGGAACTCGCCCACCGCGCATTTAGCGGTCGCCTTGGTACGGTGCTTGAACGATTCAAAATCCTTGTAGTGCGGATCGTGTTCCCGCGGCTCGTGATCAGGATAATGAATCAAATAATGGTGTGTGATGTTCTGGTCGTGCGCGGGAACACTCACAGGTTTGCCCTACTGTTCGCTTTTGCCGAAAATCTTCTCGGCGATCCAACCAAGAATCCAGGCATACCAAGGAAACATCAGCGGCGGCCGCCGCCGCCATGCCAGGGGTGCGGACCGAAAATGGGGGGAACAACCGGCTCGTAAGCCAGCTCGTTTTGCAAAGTCTGAATCTGCGCTTCCACGGTCACAGACTCCGGGCTGCCGGCCGGCAGCACCGCCAACTGGGCTTCCAACGCCAACAGCTGCGCCTCAAGAATCGCCCTGTCCATAATCAGTTTCCCTTCACCAGATTCTCAGCCAGCGTCCCATCGGGGCGCGGAAACGTAGCGGCAGCCAGAAATAGATTCGGCCACGCCAAGTCAAATGAGCATTATGAAATTTCGGATCGTTACAGTCGTGCTCGCACAGGCGGAACAATTGTTTATTCATCCTGTGGCTTCCCGGGTCATCGACTGCACCGACGCCAAGCGGCCCTTACGCCGCGACGCTCCCTTACGCAGATCCTCCATAATCGTCGTCAACCTGGCGGCAGCCTGCGGCTGCTGAGCCAACGCCAACGGATTATCTAAAAGCCTCGCCATCGCCACCGCTGCGGTCGCCGCCGCCTTACGGGTCTCGGCCGATGTCAACGTGGCTAGTTCTTCGAGGACGGCCCGCTCATGCTCGCCGGCCACCAGCGGCGCGGTTGCCAGCGCTGTCGGTAGCGCGGTGACGGTTGCATCCTTGCGGGGGCGCCCAGGTTTGCGTGTGGGGATGTCTGCGCCGGCTTTCCGTGCCTTGTAGCCGCGCATATAGCCTGCTTGGGCGGCTTTACATTCGGCACACCGGCAGCCTTTTGAGTAGGCTTGTCGGGTGCCGTGGTCAGACATTGGGGTTCTTCCTTCTGCCAGCTAACGGCCAGCTAATGTTCCAGCAAACCCAGCAAACATCGGTAGGCGCATAAGTTCCACCCCGATCTTGATGGTTGCCGATTTGGTTGGCGACAAAATTTGAAAGTTTTACGAAAAAGGCCGTCCCTAGACGGTCGGGAGCG